AATAATTGAGCATAATATTGAAACCGGTGAGATTACAGAGCGCGATATGACACCGGAAGAATTAGCGCAGCAAGCAGCAGAAATCGAAGCAAAGGCACAAGCCGAAGCCGAAGCACAATCAAAAGCCGCCGCTCGCCAAGCAATTCTCGACCGCCTAGGTCTAACTGAAGAAGAAGCGAGACTGCTACTCGGATGAACTATCCAGACCAGACCGCGCAGCGCGTCATTCAGATAGCTTTGGCGGAAGTCGGCACAGTCGAAGAGCCGGTCAACCGTACAAAGTACGGAGCTTTCACAATGGCCGACGGCTTACCCTGGTGCGGGTCCTTTGTGATGTGGTGCTTTGCTAAAGCAAATCTGAAGATTCCGAATTGCGTTAGCACGGCGGCCGGAGCTCAAAAGTTTAAAGACCAAAATCGCTGGACGGATAAACCTGAGCGCGGATACGTCGCCTTTATGGATTTCCCAAGCGATAACGTTGACCGAATTTCGCACATCGGAATTGTGATTGACGTGAAGAAGGATTCCGTCGTTATGGTGGAAGGTAACACTTCTGGCACGGGAGACCAGCGAAACGGCGGGATGGTGATGGTAAAGGAGCGCAGTACCGGTAAGGGTTCGCCCGTAGTCGGTTACGGCATCCCGCGCTTTTCGCCGTACGTTGGGGACTTCCCGACGTATAACGCTCCCGATTCGGCCGCTCCTGCGAAGCCGAAGAAAGCGAAAAAGAAAGATGAAACAGACAAAGGCCCTGCTAGCAAGCTGGGCGCGTAGCTTCGTAGCTGGCGCTTTAGCGGTTTATTTAGCGACAGGCGAGACCGATATCAAGAAGCTTGGATTAGCCGGCTTGGCGGCCATCGCGCCTGTAATTATGCGCTGGCTTAATCCTAATGACCAGGCCTTCGGTTTACAGAAGGCTTAGGTCACTCGCAATCGGCCTGGGCAGTGCCTACCTTTCCGCTGTCCTGGCTGGTTGCGGTTATGACGGATGGGTCCGCTATCCGTGCCAGGAATACGAGAATTGGAAGCTAGATGAATGTCAAAGACCCGAATGTCAGGTCACGGGGACCTGCACTACCGACATTCTGGGCGAAAGCGTTGACATCGAAGACATCGAAAAAGGAGCGACTCAGCCCTGAAGATATACACGCGCGCCTGATATTTCTGATTGGTGCGACGTTGGCGCTGACGTTCTTTTGCGTAACGGTTGGAACCGTGTATGCCTTGATATTTGTAACTCAACCCATCGGAGCTCAGGCGCCCAACGATGCAGCCTTCATAGACCTTTTGAAGACCCTGGCCATATTCCTAACCGGTTCGCTTGGTGGCGTACTTGCCGGCAATGGACTGAAATCCCGCAAGAAAGAAATCGACACGCCGAAGTCTTAGGCGCAGTATTTGAAAAAGTCGCCGGTCGGTGCGACCCTGTAGCCGTCTAGCAGCTCGAACGTAGCTGCGGGCAACGGGAGAAGCAATGGAAAATCTATGCACAATAGGCGAGCAGGTGTCGTCAATGATAGTCCTGCTGCTGGTTATGGGTCTGGTCTTCATAGTGGCCTACTCCATCGGCGTACGGTCAGGTCAGCAGTACGGTTACAGACAGGGCTTTCGAGTAGCCAGAACTCGCTATCAAGCCACAAGGAATCGCGATGACGTTTAATCTCGACCATTACGAAGACGTAAACGCACGTATTACCCGCTTCCGCCAGGAATACCCGATGGGACGGCTAGAAGCTCACATCCAACACATCGACTTAGAAGGCGGTCGAATCCTGGTCAAGGCCCTGGCGTTTAGGACCGATGACCCTAACGAACTACCGGCGGCCATCGATTACGCGTACGAGTTTAGACAACAGCACGGCGTCAATCGTGACTTCTGGGTCGAGAACTGCGTGACGTCGGCTTACGGCCGCGTTATAGGTGCGCTGTCGCCAAGTAACGCTAGGCCAACGCGCCAGGATATGGAAAAGGCTAAAGCCCTGGATGCGGTCGCCGACCACTACAAGCCGGCCAACGTAAAGACTAGCGCCGAAGCAATCGCCGAGCTCAAGGAAGTTTTAGGCGCTCGCGTGATGAGTGAACCGCCTAGATGTAAACACGGGATGCGGCTAAAGAAGGCCGGCACAGCTAAGACCGGAAAGCCATATCTGGGTTGGGCTTGCTCGGAGCGAAACAAAAGCTCGCAGTGCGAAATAATCTGGTGGCGTCAAACGCCCGATGGTAAAGATTGGGTAAGTCCGGAAGATTTCCAAAGCCTTCAACACGACCATCTAGCTGATGCCACAGCCGAACGTCAGCCAAAAGAGCCGCCGCCTTACGAGCTAATGAGCCCAAGCGAACGGAGAAGCCTTGAGAATCAATCTTGATGTTGCGCAACAATTTAGAGCTGCTGAAGTAGCGCTGCAACGAATCAAGCAAATCCACGGTCAGCCAAATCACCCGACACGGTGGGACACGAATCTCACGATGGTTCAGTACATCGCACAAATAACCGAATCCATAGGAGCCGAGATGGCGGTGGCAAAGGCCCTGGGCCTAACCGGCTTCGACCCTAGTCACAGCCGATTCAAAGAGACGGCCGATGTAGGCGGGTCCATCGAAGTGAAGTGGACGCACTACGACACGGGCTCGCTGATTATCAACGCAAGCGACCGAGACAAGGACGTCGCCGTGTTGGTAGTTGGTCCAATGCCTAGATACCGAATCGCAGGTTGGATACCGGTAGCCGTAGCAAAAAAAGACCGCTACAAGCATCACAAGCAGCCGAATTGGTGGGTTAGCCAGCAAAACCTGCAGCCAATCGAGAACCTTTACAGGAGCCAATATGGCCAAGCAGTATCGATTTAGCTGCCGGATTTGTAAAACGGTTCAACGACACGGCGAGATTGCCGATTTTAACGTCGGCGACGACGTGGTCTGCGCGCAATGTCTAGGTTGCGGCGTCATAGGTGTTCACTTACGGGAGAAGGAGATTATTGATGGACGAGATGTTCAGGCTTGATATCGAAGTACCGGAAGATTCCGTACCTTTGACAAGCGATGATTATTACACGCCGCCCTGGGTCTTTGAAGCTATGGGCCTGGAGTTCGACACCGACCCTGCCCAACCCATCGGCGGTACGCCCTGGATTCCGGTCAAGAAGTATTACACAATCATCGATGACGGTCTCAGCCAACCCTGGGAAGGCCGAGTCTGGATGAATCCGCCATACAGCCAGACCACGCCCTGGGTCGAGCGGTTCATACAACACGGAAACGGCGTGATGTTGGTCCAAATAGCAAAGGCTAAATGGTTCAATCGAATCTGGGATGTAGCTGATGGCATCGTGCCTATGCCCGCCAGAATGATGTTCTTAAAGCCAAGCGGCGAAGAAGCCGGCATCTTTATGCCAACAGCCCTATTTGCGATGGGCAAAGACAACGCCGAAGCCATCGGTCGAATTGGATTAGGCCGTGTCAGATAATCCACAATCTGGGCATAACCTGTGGGACACGCCGATGTTTACGCGTAACGCTGGCGCGACACTTGACAGGTCATTACGATGCGCCTGCTCGCAGCGAGCCGCGACGCGGAATCGCTCGCAGCGAAGCGGCCATCGTTTGGGGAAGCGCTTTGCCGTCTTTGCGGCGCTCGCTGTGGGAGTACTAATACCGAACACATCACAAGCTCAGGTTCATTGGAAAGACCATCCGATGAACCTGAAGCTTTATGCGTCCAAGATGATTGATGATTGGGAGGAACTTGTCTGCTTTGTTGAACTAATACACAGAGAATCTACTTGGAACCCAAAAGCTAAGAATGGTAGTCACTTCGGATTGGGACAAATGCGCAGTCGTTGGTACGGTCAACAGACAGCAAGGAAGCAAATACGATTAACGCTAACGTATATTACAAAGCGTTACGATGGACGTATATGTGATGGGGCCTTGGCCCATAGCCTTGCGAAGGGTTGGTACTGATGACGCTACACAGTCAACGCAAGACCAACAGCTCTATCTGGAAGAAGATACGTCAACGCGTACTGCAAAGAGACGGTTGGATGTGCGCCTATTGTGGAGACCAGGCTGAGACCATCGACCACGTCGTACCGGTAGCAAAAGGCGGGACTGACGACGACTGGAACCTTGTCGCTGCGTGTAAACGATGCAACTACTCGAAGAAGGATTCGATGCCTGTCGATTTTTTAGAGCGGCGTTCCA